TCAGCAATTAAATTACCATAAGACTTTAATACTACTGAACCAAATTCACTTGATTCAATCTCCCAAGCTCCTGGCTTCATTGTTCTGTTGAAACGTGAAGAACGTAAAGCATTAGGATCAAATTCTTGGTAGTACATTATTTTAGTTGGAGTGATCAAAGTATCAGTTATTCCAAATTGTCCTGATGAAGTTGGAGCACCACTTGCAAATGCTTGAGCTGTTACGGTGTTATCATTCTCAGTAAAGATTGTGTCTGATTTTATATCAGTTGCTAAAGTTACTAAATTCTTATTTACAGTATCATTTGCAAATAAAATCTCTTCGATAATCGGCTCGACTGCCTTACCTCTGATGTCTACTATTGTTGCTGAAATTGCCATTTTATATTTTGTTTTAAATTATTAATTAATTATTTTGTTAGTCTAAATTTTTCTAAAGAACTTAATTCTTCCCAATTTTTAGAAACCTTAGTTTCATTTTGTATTGGTGTGTTTAAGATTTCGTTTACTACTTTGTTAAGTAAAACAACTTGTTTTTTCAAACTAGATATTTGACTTTCTAAAGAAACTTGCATCGCACTCATTTTAGTATCCATTTCTTTAGGATATTTTAATTCCGATTCAACTACTTCAGGAGCTTCAACTTCTTCAACTTTTTTGCTTTCAATTTCAGCTACTACTCCGCTTAAAATTTTAACTACATTACCATCTTCCATTGTGTATTCGCCATCCATTACTGGACTAGCTGTGCCACTTGTAATGTCCATAATTGCAGTTCCGATAGTTAATTCTCCATCGTATGCAAATACTAAACCATCAACTGTTTTAGCTTCTTTCATTTTAACTTCAGGAGTTTGCTCGGTACTTGGTTTTTTTTCTTCAGTTGGCATTGTAGATGGTGCAGCAACTGGATTAAGACCTTCTAAGGCCACACGTTCATCAACACTAAGTTTAGTTATGATAAAGTCTTTAATTTTTGAGATAACATTTGTTTCCATATTTATATAACGTTTAAAGTTTTTAAATTGTTTATTATTTTTATTACTTGTTCATCTGACATAGTTACTTTATTGACTTCAGCTGTTTTAAAAAGGCCATCAATCGAAACACCGTTAACTTCACCCGACTTGATTTTTGTCCATACATCATCCGATTCAACCTTGCCCGTAAGAAACCAAGTTCCCTCTGGCAGTCCTTCGAAGCCTTTTGCTGTTGCAAATCTTTCATTGTTTAATAATACTGATTCAAAGAATGTAACCCCATCTATTAATTTACTTGAGTGTTCAATATCTACAGCACTGCTTAAATTATCTTTAACCCATTTTTGTTCTACTAATTCAATAGTTTCTTTATCGAACATCAAGTTAAATTCTTCACCAGCTATATTCCGATAAATTAATTGATTAGGTATAAGTACGGGAGTAAATATAATTCTTTTGTCTTCGTTTTGAATTGCTAATTTGATTTCAGATTGCTTGTTAAACTTAATCCAATTTATTTGAATTGCTGGATCACTTACTAAACTAACTGTCTTTAACCCCATTTCGGAATCTTCGACATCTATTATTGCTTTCTTAATTGGTAATTCCATAATCTAATAACGTTTAAATTTATCCGTATGTTGATTCCGATACTAATTTGTTTACTCTATTTGTTGTACTTCGGTTTTCAGTTTCTACAACATATGCTTTAACAGGAGCAAAGTTATTATTTTGATTTCCACTGAATGTAGTTGACTGACCTTGACCTGGTCCATATATTGCGGGAGCTTGACTTGTTGTTGATGGAATACTTACAGCCGATTCAGGACTTGCACCGCCACCGCCACCAGCTCCACCTTCAAATTGTGCCGCTCCTATCTTTGCTAAGTTAGCTGCCGTTGAAATTGCTGAAGCTGCTAATAATAAACCAGTTGATATACCAAAGTCAGCTTTAGGAGTTGTCGCTATAATATTAGATATTGCCATATACCCATCCATTCCAACCTTTGCTAAGTTAAATGCTTTTTGAACGTTAAATTGTTTACGAGCTAAATCTTCTTCTTCTTTACTACCTTTTTTAACTTTTGCAGATTTGATACTAAAATATATATCTGATAAACCTTGAGCTGCCTGTAATCCATTTTTAACATTCTCAAAACCTTGTTTTATTTCATCTTGTTTTATTTTTTTAGTTTCGGCTGCTATTCTTTTTTCTAAATCTAATTTATCCTTTGCATATTTATTATCTAATGATGTAGTATTTTCTTTTATTAAATTAGCACTCGCAACATTTATTCGATAAACTTCATCAACATGCTCTTGTTCTTTTTGTAGTTTAAGTAAATCGTTATTTTCTATTTTCTCTAATTCTAATTGATAACCACTTTCTAAAATAGATAATAATTTAGATGCTTTGGATTGTTGACTAGCTAAAAATGTAGCATTATCTGCCTTATCTTGTGCTTCTTTTTTTTCTTTAGCCGCTTTTTCTATTGCTTCTTGTTTAACTTTATAATCTTTTTGTATTTGTAATATATTATCTTGTAAGGTTATTTCAGCTTGAGCTAATGCTTTATTTTTTGTTGCTTTACTTGCATTACTTTTATTTATATCTTCTATTAATTTATCATTATCAAATTGTGCTTTTGCAATAGATTGTGTTTGTTCACTTTTTAAAGTTTTTATATATGATTGCTCTTTTGCATTTTCTATGTCCGCTAATAACTTTTTTTCATCTGCAGCTCTTTTATCATTATATAATTTATTTTTTTCTGCTTTATCTTTTAATGCTGCAGCATTTTCAGCTATATCAATTCTTTTTAATTCTTGTTCTTTTTGATATATTTCAGTGTTTAATTTTAATTGTTCTTGAAATGTTAAATTTCCTTCTTGTGATGCTCTAATAGCTCTTAAATTTTGTATTTCTAAATCTATTGATTCTTTTTTTAATTTATTTATTTCTTTTAAATTATCTCCACCCTTAGCTTCTAAATCTTTTATTTTTTCAGTGTTTTTAACAACATCCATTTGATTTTTAACATAGGTTTCATTTTTTTCAATTATATCAGTCATTTGATTTTTCTGCTTTTCCATAGCAGTATTTAACTCTTCTACGCTTTTAGTTTGCTCTTTTATAGACCCTGTTAAATCATCATAAAGTTCAATTACTTTATCAAAATTATCATATAAATATTTTAAACCTTCAATTAATAAAAATATTGGAATAGCACCCATTGCAGCACCAACACCCTTAAATCCTGTTTTAATTTTATCAAAATCAAAAGTTCCTAAACCTTCACCTAATAATCTAAATGAAGATGTTAATCTTTCAACTCCACTACCTTTTAAACTTTTAGTCGAATCATTTAAGTCCTCAACTTTATCTTTTAATCCAGCTAATTTTTGACCAGCTTTTGTTGCTTCAATAGAACCTTCGCCAAACTTAGAAGTCATTGCTATCTGTTCATCCTTGGCTGCCTTAATCGCTGTTTTTAAATCTTTAAAAGAACTGATTGTTTTTTCAGCTCCCTTTACCTCGACTTCTATTCCTATTTTCTCCGTTGCCATAATTATATTATAAAGATGTTAGTTGCGTTTGATTTAATTGTTATTGTTGAATATTGACCTGTTATTATTGTTTGTGGTAATGCCACCCCGTTTAATGTTTCTGCTCCAGCTCCGTATAACTTTACTAGGTTAGCAGTTGCATCAGTTCTAAAGAATGTAAACTCGTAATCAATAAATAAAGTAGCATCAATAGTTATATTTATATTTCCATCAATAGCACTTACATAAAAGAATGTACAACTTCCATCAATGGTATAATTACTTGTTATTGTTATTGACTTTTTTACTACTTGACTTGTATTTATTTTAGCTAAATAACTTCCACTTGAATTATCTATTGTAATGGCGTCCGATAAGTTAATCCCTCCACTTGTTATTGTGCTATTGGCTGTTAAATTAACGCCTGTAAAATTACTTACTGATGAAGGTATTACTACACTATTTGAGTTCGTTAAAGTAACATTGTTAGAACCTGAAGCTATATAGTTTGCATCCCCTCCAATTATATTACTATTATAACCTAAGTTATTATTATTGCCACTTCCTGAACTTCTATTTTGCATTTGAAATACAAGACTATCACCACCTAAACTATCACCTGGTAAACTAATATTACTAGGAGCAAATACTTGATAATCGGTTAACTTTAATAGTTCGACCATTGTACTTTGTGGTTTCATAAAGTTGTAATCCTTTATCGCATTAACTACATAATAACCATCGTCCCAAACTATATTTCTAAAATCAAAGTTCTTAATATCGTAAGCACTTAAATTATAATACCGTCTTTCAATCTTTGAGTTCTTATCAGTTAACTGATTTATCATTTTTGAATAAAACCTGTTATACAAATTGTTATTAGTATAAGTTGCTTGAGGATAATTATAATAAACTTCTTTTGGAGTATCCCAATTTAAAGTTAAAGTAGGGTTATAAGGATTATCGCAATCCCCAGCAAACGGATAATTAGAATAAGTTGTTACTGTATTACCATTTGACCTCCATAGATTCCAACTGCCATAGCTTAAAGAAATTAATCCTCCATAATAAAGAGATCGTATGTTTGCTCCAGTTGGTTTTATTGCACCTGATTCAATTTTATAAATACTTGGTATGACTAAACCATTTACATAATTACCTATTATTGGAGTACCCGAATAAATTACACTTACATCTTTTGTTTGATTAATAAAATCATTATCGACATACTCTATATGTTTACCGAAACTTTCTTTGTAATCATTTTGATATTTGTCATTATAATAATCTGAATCTTCTTTGTATTCTAATTCATATCGTAAAAAATCTAATTCTCCTATTGGCAACACTTCACGCTTCATAGAATAATCTCTTTTATCGGACCAATCTATTGAGCCACTATAAAAATTCTCCCTATCTTCAATAAAATAATTATATTCATTTGTCTTATCCTGAACCATGTAAAGATTATGCAATTTAAACTCCGACATTAACCAATCTATTTGTTTAATATTAATCGGTAATACTTTGTTTAAATCGACTAAATCATCTTCATCAATATTTGTATTTACATAATTTCCCGAGAAGAATGTTTTTGCACTTTTAACCTTTGCTGTTACTTGAGCTGAAGATGCACCAACATAATTATAACTATTATCATAAAAAGAAAATTCTAAATTCCAACCGATATCAACTTTAACATCTAATCCGCCATATAAAGCAAAAGCTGGAAGTGATATTTTACGTTCTATATTTCCGATACTTAAAGGATAAAAAGCATTAGGGTCAAAAGCAACCCAAGGATTAAATACAAATTCTTCATAAGCAACAACAACGTTATTAACTTTTATAGTATAAAATATTTTTCTATTATTACCTAAAAAAGCTACATAAGTTGGCGAACCTGAACCCGTATATATTAAATCTAAATCTAAATTGATAACCGCTTCTATATTATAATTAACATATTTAAAAGCTGCATAAGTATTTGTGAATTTACCATTTGCTGAATTGTATTTACCAGCAGCGTTATTATAAGGCGAAGATGTGGCATTAAATAAAATAGTATTTGTTGTTGGTGTATTTTGATTCCACGAACTTGAAGCTGGAACGTAAGCTGCATTATTAGGTCCAACATTAAAATTACTTGACCTCCCAACATAAAATTGATTGTCTATTAATTGCTGAGCTGTTTTTTCAAACTTATCTCCACTTGTTGGAATGATTTGACTTTTGTAAAAAGCTGAATTAAAAAATGTTGATGTATAAGAATATCCAGCATCGGCAAATATTTTATCTAATATTGTTTTCTTATATAATGCGGGTCTAAAGTATTTAATCTCAAAATCCCTTTCAGCTACTGGAAGCGTATTACCCGAACTTGGCATTACTTGATTACCATAATCTATTAAAGGATAAACATATCCATTACCCAAAGCAAATGAAACAGGCGAACCAGCTACTTGTATTGATGTGGCCCAGCTATTAGTAACGTTGTTAAAAGTTAGATTGTGATTATAAGTACTAAAATTTAAACAGTTAGTAAACGAGGTATCTTCGGGATTCGATAATAACTTATCTCCTATCTTTGTAAATACATTTCCGATAGTTCCCTTACAGCTACATTCATAAACAACCTCACCAGTTGAATCATCAACGTTAATTTTAATTAGTTGTAAATCTCCTTTAAACTGAAGTACCGAATTAACATAATAATATATGTCACATTTCTTATTAGGATTAAAATAATTTAAACTAATGTTTGACTTCCATATTAACTCAAAGAATTTATTAATATCCTTAGTTCCGGGGAATGTTATTGTCTTTGAAAAACTTGCATTCTTTTTATCAGGGTTTCTTATGTCCGATATTAAAAAGTTAAAGCTAATAGGAATCTCATCAATATAACTAACATCGTATTCTATAGGAGTTGCATCTTGAGTATATAATAAAATCTTAATATCGTTCATTATCCTTTTTGTCTTTGGTTATTGTGAGTAAATAATAAATCAAAAGTTAAGTTCTTTAGCTTATCGTTATTCTTAGATACATAAGTTCCATTAGTTACCTTTACCGAAGCATAACCCTGAGCAATTCCCAAATCTAACTTAACATCGGGCGAAGAAAACAAATCTTTATACTTTAATAATTCTGCTTTCGTTACCCAGTCGCTATTTAACTTTAATCCATTTTGAACGTTTACAATAGTTGGTTGTTCTACTGCTACCGAATAATCCAAAGTCATTACATTAGACACATTAGTCCAAGGTGAGCGTTTAAAAGTAGTACTTGTTTTAGTTGAGTTTAATTCCGATACCTTACTACAATGCAAAGTTTCATATGCTCCTGTAGTCGATAAGTAATGAAGTGTAAAAACATCAAATCTTGGACTGCATTTTATTGTATATCTTTTAATTTTAAATGGAGCAGTTTCTGAAGATACCTCAGCCATTATATCGTAATATTCAACCCCTACTAAGTAACTTGCATTAATCCCGTCTATTCCCTTTTTACCGACATCAATACATACCATGTTATTTCGATAATAACCTACACTAGGTGAAGTTAAAGCATTATAACTATTTGTTATCGTATAAGTATTTAACACCGATCCCGCAGCATTATAGGTTCTTAAATATATTTTAGGTAAATCAGTTTGACCTTCTAAAACCATCCAATATAAAAAGTTACTTCTATTATTATAAGTATAGTCATCAGCTAAGTCCGATAACAAAACAGGATAATTAAGATTAGGAGTTGTACTTAAATCCCAAGTATAATTTTTACTATTGTATTGTGAAAACGTAAGCATTTCTAAACTACCATTCCAAACAATGTAATCAATATCAGTTCCCGAATAAATAGTTCCTGGTAAAGTAGAGCCGTAAATCTCACCGATGTTTACTCGTATCTTACGAATACTTGTATTTTGTTGAAAGCCATAAACATTAACAGGAATGTAATTTGTCATTAATAACTCGCTAAACTTTGAAGCATCGAATTGAAGCTTGCCACTAGGATTAGGTAAAAACTTCTCAGTTATACTATAACCACTTAATATATCAGTTACTACTATGTAATATTTAAAGTTAGCTGAAGCTGTTTGTGAACTCGAAGCCACGAACCATTGATTATTATAACAAGGTACATAACCGTAATATAATGCATCAGTTGGTTTACTAAGTATTGTTATCGCCATATCTATTTGTCTTTAAAACTATTTCTATATCTTTTTTCATTGCTAATCTTATATCAGTTGCTAATTTCTCTTGTCTGCCATCTTCCAATACCGAACTCAAAAATTGATTACCTTGATAACCTTTATTCTTTAATTTACGCCTTACTAAAAAGTCCATTGCTTTAACAGCATCGGCAAACTTCATTTTCTTTAATACTTTTGTTTTACGATTAGTTTTATTTAATCTATTCTGAGTATCAATCCTATCTTCTAAATTACTCTTTTGAAAACCTGGTATTAAGTTTCTACTCTTTATCCATTTGTCTATTCTTGCATCTTGACTAACACCCGCTGCCTTTCTTCCACTATCTACAGCTTCCCAATAACTATTTAAGTAAACGTTTAACTTAATACCCTCAGATGAATCTACTATTAAGTATTTAATTGAAGCACTTAAAGCACTATCACCAGGATTAGATGAACCGCCAGGATATTTACTTTTGTAACTTGCTGCCCTTGCTTGTAATTTGTCCGATAAACTTTTACGTAAATCTTCTACAACCTTAGTACCGAAAGCTTCTAATATTATTTCAACTTCATTCATTTATACTTTGTGCAAATTGTTCACTCTCTGCTTTATGCTTCATGTACTGTATTCGATTTAAAAACCTAGCAATCGACCATTCCATTAATTCATCTTCTTTAAAAGGATCACCACCTGTTATCGAATCAATTATAAAGTACCAACCATATTCTCGCCTGAAGCTTTTAACTCCCTGTTCACTTCCTCCATGTGAATCGCTATCTCCTTCTGAACCTCCTCCAAAGAGTTCAACAAATCCGCTTTCAATTTTTCGGACCTGCTGGAGTAAAAAAAAAGTGTCCCATAGACATCACCCACCTTTCCATAATTATAAATAACATCGGCTATTTGTTCTACGTTATCTGAGTTAAATTTATACTTACTAAATACAGGACATTTAACATATATCAAAGCTAATATTTTATGCAAGTTATTAATGACATCGGTTTCATATTGCTTAAGAGCTGTATATTGATTTGTCTTAAAATCTTTCTCATCCTTACAAGCTTTGTATCTTGTCCCATCGTGCCAAAACGTATTTTTAAGCCTTGTGTTGGGTTTACTATTGATTAGTAGTAATACTTTACTCTTAACTTTTTCAAGTTCGTTAAAACTCATGTTTTCGTATTCCGATACCGAAATGTCAGTAAAGCTAGAAGCTATCTGAATTATCTTATCAATGTTTTCTAAACTAGAAGTTCTTATATTCTCGTATTCGATAAACTCCTTAATAGTTAAATTGTTTACATTAGTTGGAATCATATATATATAACGTTTAAAATTTTACTTTTGTTTTCCGAACCATTGGCTCGGATTTATATTCATTATTCAAACAGTTGGTTTCAATTTGTAGCCAACTAATCAAAGTCCATCCAGTCCGATAAGCTACTTAACTTGTTGAGTGCTAGGTACCTAAGTGCGTCACATAAATGATTATCAGCATCAACAGGCACTTGCATTTTATTTCCATCCCTATCAACGTCCCAACAATAGTTTCTTAACTCCTTAATTAAGTTAGTGCTATTCTCAGTTACCTTAAAGTGAATTTCTTGCAATAAAGATATTGAAGCTCTAATACTATCCGGCCCTTTCTTAGCTGGACTTACTGAAAATCCCCTTCGCCTTAAATCTTCTATTGACTTTGGTTCGGCACTATCCGCTATTATATCAGAGTATTCAGATACTCCGAGTTTAATTAGTTTGTCTATAATATCTGAGTTAGTTAGTTTAGTTTGATATATCAATTCATCGAAGTAATATTGTTGCCCTGACTTATAACAAGCTACTAAAGCTGTAGGGTCATTTGAATATCCCCAGTCTAAAGAATAAGCAATCAATTCAGCATCCTTAGGTATTGAAGGAGCAATGGACCAATTCTCAAAGACCGTACCTTGTAACGTACCGATTTCGCCAAGACCATATACACGATACCAATTCTCCCAATGTTTACTTGTCTTTGCTTTCTCTTTAGCTTTTAATATAAAGTTCAATGCACTTTCAGGACATGCTTCGTTATCTAAATAATTGATAGTTAAAAAGTCGACATCGTGGTCACCCTTTAATTCTTTGTGAAACCAAAATTCGTTAACAGGATTCCAGTCTAAATAAATACCTTTCTTTGTTCGAGCTGCTAATTCAGTATAACTATGCAAGGTCATATTATTGCACTCATTCATGTATAGATAATC